AAGATCGGGATCGGGCTGCGCGCGGCCGGGGCTCGCCAGCGCGCTCGGCATCCCGCTCGCGGCGGAAACGCCCTTCAGGTCGAGCGCCAGCACCATCCGCTCGATCGTCCAGCCCTCGATCCGCCACGCCGCCCCGCCCGGCACCGCCCCGCCCGGCACCGAATCGCCCGCGATCCTCACCCGCCCACCCGGCCGCAGCGCTAGGTGACGCCACGGCAGCGTCGCGCGCGCCTCGGTCCGTTCGGCCCAGGCGCGGTCCAGCCGCCGCGCGGCCAGCGCCTTGGCCCGCTCCGCCGCCAGCGCGGCGGGCAGCTCGATCGTCTCGATCCGCCGCGCGACCCCACCGCGCCGCGCCCGCTGCAACCCCGCCTGCCAGTCGCGCGCGGGTTCGTGATAGGCGATCGCGATCTCGTCGGGCGTCTCCACCCCCGGCCGCCGGTCGATCACGCGCCGATGCCCCCGCTCCTCGCCGGCCGCCGCACCGATCTCGCCGGCCGAGATGGTCTCCGCCTCGCCGGCCGCATCGGACAGCAGCAGCCGCTCGCCATCGTCGGTGATCGAGACCGGCATCGCCAGCGTCAGCGCCTCGATCGCCGATCGCACGCTGTCCCCGGTCGCGGCATAGCCGTCGAGCGTCGCATCGGTTTCGCCGCCGATTGCGCCATCGCTCAGCACCCCGGCGATCGCGGCCAGCGTCACCGCCCCCTCCTCGGCCTCGACCTCGAAGGTGAGCGAGGGGATGCGATTGCCGAAATCAGCCAGCTGCAGCCCCTCGAACACCGCATAGGCGATGCCGCGATAGGCCGGCGTCGTCCCGATCCCTTCCGCCGCGGCGATCAGCGGATCCACCATCTGCCCCGCATCGCCAGGATAAAGCCGGAATCCGGTCTCGCTCTTCCAGTCGCCCGCCGCCCCACGCAGCAGCTTGCCGTCCGCCCAGATTCGATGCACCGCGACGATCGGCCGCCCCGACAGCGCTACCGCGAAATCGGCCGAATAGCTGTAGGTGGTCGTCTTCGGCGTCCCCTTGCCCCCGCCCGAACGGTTGCTCGCCTCGCGAATCTCCGCCGCCCAGATCACCGTCCCTGCGACGCGCATCCGCCCGAACACCTTCGGGATCGGCTGGCCATAGGCGGAGGTCTGCACCGACAGATCCCCCAGGCGCGGCCCGCGCCGCCGGGGGGCCAGGAGCCGCTGGTCGATCTGCTGCCCCAGCACCGCCCCGATCGCACCCCCGATCGGCCCGCCCACCAGCGTCCCCACCGTCGTCAGCACAAGGGTAGCCATGATCGTTTCTCCTGAAAGCCCCGCCACCACCCGATCACCGGCCAGGGCGGATCGCCCGGCACCTCCACCACCCGCCGCATCCGCGCATCGGCATGGACGAAACCGCCCGGCGTCAGGATCGCGACGTGGAGTTGCGCCGGCCCCGCTTGCAGCAGCGCCAGATCGCCCGGGCTCCCCTCGGCCACCCGCCGCAGCCCCGCCGCCTCGATCAGCGCCGCGACCCGATCGGGGCATCCCCCGCGCAAGGCGTAGTCGCGCGGAGCCCCCACCCCGATCGCCACCGCCGCCAGCCCCACGCAGTCGATCCCCTCGCGATCCCGCCCCTGCGGCCTGAACCGCACCCCGATGAACGAGCGCGCTCGCGCCACGATCATTCCTCCCCGGCACGGGGAGGGGGACCGCGCAGCGGTGGAGGGGGCGGGCCGCAAACGAGGAGTTGCCATAGAACGGCCCGCTCGCCGCGCACCCCCTCCACCATCCTTCGGATGGTCCCCCTCCCCGTGCCGGGGAGGAATGTAAGCCACACCCACGCTCACGCCCCCGGATACCGGGTCAGCAGGTCGTTGCCCGGCAGATGCGGCTCGCCCCGGAAGTTGGCGGCGTTGGCGAAGCGCGCGCTGCAGGTCTCGAAACGCTTGTCGCAGCCTTGCATCAGCTCGATCAGCTCGCCGCCCGCCACCGCGAAGGGCGGCGGCTCGCGCAGCCGGACCAGATCCTCCTCCGACGACTGGATCGCCGCCGAAAGCCCGCTGTTGGCGCCCTCGATCCAGCGCAGCCGGCCATAGCCATGGGCGTCCGCCTCCGGCTCGACAGCCTCCACGCGCAGCACGCCGGGCTCGACCGCCTCGATCACCCGCAGCAGCCGCGTCCGCGCCGCCAGGTCGACACCGCACCGCGGATCGCCCAGCTCCGCCCGGCATTCGGGCGAGGTCAGCTCTACCGCCGGCCGTTCGAGCAGCGCGGTCGCCCCGAGCAGTTCGGCAGTGAACCGGCCGTCCTCGATACTGACCGCGCCGATCTCGCCGCGCGCCAGCAACATCGGGGGCGCATCCGGGCTGCCCCAGTCGGCCAGCGACAGCCGCACCGACGCGCCATCCCAGCGTCCCGCCGCCAGATCGTCCTCGCGGATCGCGTCGCTGGTCAGCGCGCCGGACACGTCGAGTGTGTCGACATCGAAGCCGTCGGACAGGCTGATCGCGGAGGGAAGCATCCCCGGCGCGGCGCGATGGACCAGCCCGTCGACGATCAGGTCACTGTCATGCGTCGTGAACCCCATCGCGATCCCGTCGCGCCGGTCGAGCCGCCAGCAGAAGGCGAGCGTGGTCAGCGCCGACTCTATATCTAGGCCGACATCGAGCACCGCCATCACGCCGCCTCCCGGATTTCGACCAGCGGCACCGAAGGTGCCTCGCCCGCGGCGAAGGTCGCGCGGCTGATCTCGATCCGGTCCTCCTCGAAGCGGACCGGCACGTCGAAGCGGAAGCCCGCCGTCACCGCGACCCCTTCCTCCGGCGCGACGGTGAAGGCGATGATCCCGCCGGGCTCGATCGTCCAGCCGGTCAGCTGCTCGACGCCGCCCACGCCGATGCGCACGCTGCCCCCCGCCGGACGCGTGATCCGCCGCCGCTGTTCGCCATAGAGCTTCGCCAGCGCGAACCGCGTGGTCGATCCGTCACCCGTCCCCAGCGACTGGTCGGCGAAACCGGGTGCGGCGGTCATGCCGTTCGAGCTGTCGTCGAAGGGATCGCGAAAGCGGAACCCGCGCGCCGCGCCATGCCGGGCGCGAAAGAAGGCGATCAGCATGCCGATGTCCGCCTCGCCGCGCACCCCCGGCCCCGCATCGTACCGCATCCGCGCATCGGCCCAGTCGGCGTTGCGCTGCTCATGGCCCGACGCGGTGGTGACGATCGCGGTCGAGAAGGCGGGCGTCGCGCTCGCCTCACGCCCCAGTGCCAGCGGAAACACAACATCGTCGAAAGCCTGCACCGCTCCCTCCCCCGTCTGTTCGAAATGGACATAGCCGTCGCGCAGCACCTGCGGTGCCGCCCAGACGAAGGTCTCGGCCGTCCCCCGCGCCCGCGACGCATCCGCCGCCGCGTCGATCTCCGCCCACTGCCCGGCGTCCTCGGGCCGCAGCACGAAACCCGCGAAATAATGCTGCCGCGCGATCGGATAGCCGAGCCGCGCGGTCGCCTGCGCCACGCCACGCGCCGTCCCGCCCCGGTCGCCCGCGGTCACCCAGTCGTAATCCTCCAGCTGGAGGATATCGAACGCCGGATCCGCCCAGCCGACCGGCACATTGGCGCGCCGGGCCTCGGGGGCGGCGCTGTCGAGGACCGTGGGCAGATAGACGAGCAGCAGCAGTTCCGCCCCCGGCGCCTCGTCGCGCACCGCCGCACCGAGCGCCGCGGTCGACGCCGCGAGCAGCGCGCCGGCGGCATCGAGCAGCGCGATCTGCGCGGCATCCTTCGGCCCGCGGATATCGGGGATCGACACCGGCGACCCGCCGAAGGCCGCCCGCGCGGCATCGTCATACAGGCAGATGCGACCGTCCGCCGGCATCACCCACCACCACGGCTCGCCGATCTGGAAGCGCACCGGCAGTCCCGCGTCACGCGCGATCGCCGCGAAAGCCCGGCCGATCGCCTGCAGATACGCCATCGCATCCGGCTGCGCGGGGGAGAGCAGGGTCGAGGGAGGCTCCCAGCCGGTCAGCGCCGGATCGCCATTCTCCGCGCGCTGCTTCCAGTCTTGCGGGCAATGCGCGTCGAACAGTTCGTAGCTCAGCGACAGGATCAGCCCGTAGCCCAGCGCGGCCGCCCGCCCGGCGAAGTCGCGGTGCCAGGCGGCGCAGGCCGCGTTGAGGCCGTCATCGGGTTCGACGAGGAAAGCCGCCCCATCCCAGCCGAGCCGGAAATAATGGCTCATGCCCACATAGTGGTTGATCGTGCCGCGATAGCCCAGGTGCATCGCGTTGCGCAGCAGCCGGGCGGGCGTCAGGTGATAGCTGTCGTCATAGCCGCTCGCCAGGCGCAGGCCGTGCGCGGGCACCAGCGCGTCGCCGATCGCCAGCACCGATCCCGGTCCGTCGCAGCGCATGCCGGACAGCGCGATCCAGGCCTCGGCCGGATCGGCCAGCACCGCATCGCTCTCGTCATAGCCGGGCGGCACCAGCGACAGGAACAGCCGGTCGATATCGCCTGCCCACACCGGATCCGCATCCTCGGGCAACGCGAAG